CGAATCGTTTGTTGATACTGGTAGTTTCATTCTCAATGCTCTTATTTCTGGGAGCATTTTTGGTGGATTGCCTGCAAACAAAATCACAGCCCTCGCGGGCGAATCCTCAACTGGTAAAACTTTTTTTGCGCTCTCAATCGTAAAACACTTTTTGAGTAATAATCCTGATGCTCAAGTAATTTACTTTGAAACAGAATCTGCTGTCTCTAAAGACATGATGGTTTCTCGTGGCATTGATGTTAAGCGTGTCGGTCTTGTGCCTGTATCTACAGTGCAGGAGTTTCGCACTCAATCTATCAAGGTGGTAGATGAGTATATGAAACTGAAGAAAGAAGATCGCCCACCTCTTTTGTTTGTGTTAGACTCCTTGGGGATGCTTTCTACCACAAAAGAGATTGACGATGCCACTGCTGGCAAGGAAACACGCGACATGACTCGCGCTCAGGTAATCAAATCTATCTTTAGAATTCTATCACTCAAACTGGGGCAAGCAGGTATTCCTCTCATCGTTACCAACCATACATATGAAGTGGTGGGTGCTTATGTGCCAACTAAAGAAATGGGTGGTGGCACTGGTCTCAAATATTCTGCCTCAACTATTCTCTTCCTGTCTAAGAAGAAAGAGAAGGATGGCACTGAAGTCGTAGGTAACATTATTAAAGTGAAGGCACAGAAGTCTCGCTTTACCAAAGAAAACTCAGATATAGAAACGAGGTTATTCTATGACGCACGGGGATTGGATAAGTATTATGGACTACTGGAGTTGGGTGAGAAATACGGAGTATTCCAACGTAAGGGGAATCGCGTGGTTGTTGGGGAATCTTCCGTTTATCCTTCTGTTATCCTTGCCGATCCTCAGAAGTATTTCACGCCAGAGATAATGCAAGCGTTAGATGAATGTGCCCAGAAAGAGTTTCTATATGGAGTAGCGGATGGAGAGAATTGAGACAACTATATTGCGTAATCTTATTTGTAATGAACAGTTCTACCGTAAGGTAGTTCCGTTCGTAAAACCAGATTACTTCAATGAGATTCATGAACGTGTAATCTATGAAGAGGTGTGGAACTTTGCTAGTAACTACGAGCTAGTTCCCACCAAAGAAGTATTGACAATTAACTTAGAAGGAAGAAAAGATTTAAATGAGGAAGTATATCAAAACGCGGTTAAAACGATTGCTGAACTTAATGATTTGGAAGTCGAATACAACTGGTTGCTCGACACCACAGAAAAGTGGTGTAAAGACAGAGCGATCTACCTCGCTCTGCTTGAGTCAATCAAGATCGCGGATGGAGGTAATCAAAAGATTTCAAAAGATGCGATCCCAGCAATCCTTCAAGAGGCCCTGGCAGTATCGTTCGACGAACACGTAGGTCACGATTACATAGAAAATAGTGCTGAGCGATATGAGTTTTATCATCGTGAAGAAGATAAGATTCCTTTCCATCTTGAATACTTCAATAAGATTACCAAAGGTGGTCTGCCAAATAAGACTCTTAACGTAGCTCTTGCTGGCACTGGTGTAGGTAAGTCACTCTTCATGTGTGACCTTGCCGCTCATTGTTTGTCGATGGGTCGCAACGTTCTTTACATCACAATGGAAATGGCAGAAGAAAAGATTGCTGAACGTATTGATGCTAACCTGTTTAACGTCAACATCAAAGACCTGATTGATTTGCCTGAGACAATCTTCCAGAGTCGCATTAATGAGTTGAAGCGTAAAACTGCTGGTCGTCTTATCATCAAAGAATATCCAACAGCATCAGCGCATGTCGGTCACTTCAAATCTCTTCTTAACGAACTTCAACTCAAGAAAACGTTTAAACCTGATATTATCTTTATTGACTATCTTAACATCTGTGCTTCTGCTAGATACAAAGGAGCAATAGTAAACTCTTACACTTATGTTAAGGCAATCGCTGAAGAACTTAGAGGTCTGGCTGTTGAACACAACGTCCCCCTCGTATCTGCTACTCAAACTACTCGCAGTGGTTTCGGTAATTCTGATGTTGATCTTACTGATACTTCTGAATCCTTTGGTCTTCCTGCTACTGCCGATTTTATGTTTGCTCTTATTGCTACCGAAGACTTAGAGAAAGATGGTAAGATCATGGTGAAGCAGTTGAAGAATAGATACAATGACCCCACCATGTATAAGAGATTCTTAGTTGGAGTTGACAGAGCGCGTATGAAGTTGTATAATGTTGACAACGCTGTTGATCTGTCTTCCGACAAAGAAGAAGAATACGACTTTGAACAAATGGCAGCAGAGCAAAGTAAAAAAACACAAAACAAATTTACCAGTTTTATTCTATGACAGTTGATTTTAATAAGTATGTTGATTTCGTAGGATCTGTTACCAGTCCTGCATCACGAGACACAGGAGAGTTTATTCTTCGTATTAGTGATCTAAAATCTCAAGGCGTAGATATTCAGCGTCTCCTTACTGCTGCTTGTGGTATCACTGCTGAGGGTGGTGAGTTTACTGAGATTGTAAAGAAGATTGCTTTCCAAGGAAAACCATATACAGAAGAAAATGTCTTTCATATGAAACGTGAACTTGGTGATATCCTTTGGTATATTGCTCAGGCATGTATCGCTCTTGACATTTCGTTTGAAGAGATTGCTCAAATGAACTTTGAGAAACTGACTGCTCGATATCCAGAAGGAACCTTCAGTATTGAGCGAAGCGAAAACCGAGTCGCCAACGATCTGTAAACTAATTGCCTCTTCTAAATATTAGAAGGGGTATTTTTTTAACTATGGCTGGATTAACCTGGGGTCAGTTTAACAGAAGAGATAGATATAAAAGTAACTGGCGTGTAGTGTATGAGCGCATGAAAAATAGTTTGCCATTTACTTTAGTTCAAAAAAGCACGGCAGATTCTGAAGATGGTATACATGTATATTTTTCTAAAGTTGCGATAAGTATTCCTGCTAAAGTTAATGGTAGATACAAAAAAGATAATATTTTTCTGGATTTGGAACCAAAAAGATTTTCTACGTTTGAAAATTTTTATCGTGAAGTTAAAAAACTTATTCCAGAAAGTATAGTATCTGAAGGTGCGGGGGTTCCAATAACTTTAATATTTTTGCCCTCAAGAAATTCTCCAATGAGAAATGGAACAAACTCAAATCAAATATTAAAAGATTTAGATTTTGGTGGTAGACCTCTGAATGGTCAAGTTAGAAATATATTCTGGGGCAACTTAAAATACTATGTTGACAATGTAGATTCTAGTTATAAATTGAATTATCCGACCGCTACGGAAGCTGGAGAAGCTGACTTTATTAATACTTTCAATCAGGAACTTGATGCCATACTTAAAAAAACTGGATTGCCATCTATAGATTTAATGGTTGGCAATACGACGTTTGAAAATATTGTTGGAGTTAATAAAGTAGAAGGAACAGTTAAAGCAGACTTAGCATTTGTTGCTTTAGAAAAGGGGAAGTTGAATGATGTTGGGTGGTTCTCACACAAGCAAGGTAATGTAGCAGCAGACTTTCAACAATGGGGTGGTGTTACTCACTATGCTTCTGACAAACTTGGCGCTGATGAAACATTAGATAAGTTTCCTGAGATTAGAGCATTTGCCAAATATATGGCTCTTTGGTGTGGATCGGGAATGCAGTATGATTTAAAAAGTTCTAACGGAGTTGGATTCACAGCAGTGGCAGAGATAGAAGATAACGATTTAAAAATGGAATCTGTTTATGGTAAAAATTTTGGTTCTTCTAGATATGGAGTATCAAATTGTAATGGGGTATTGCAAGGTTCTCCCTCTATTAAAAAAGTAGGAAACAAATATAAATTAGAAATGTCGTCACATATTGTAATGAATCCAACTGCTATGACGGGTGGGTATGAACCTGTGCTAATGCTCATAAACAAGGGAGACAGGTCGCAGTATGGCATTCCAGGTGCTAGAATAGCGGTTCAACCACGGGCAAGCAGGAAAGCCAAGTTCATCGTGTCTAAAGATCGCAACGGAAACTATCAGATGAATCCAGCATGAGCAAGAACACTCACTTAGAACACTTAGAAGACAGCATCTTGTTTGATGGTAAGGAAGGCGCTAAGGATGCGTTCGCATTTCTTGATGCTCTTACTAAAACTTTCAGTGGCACTCAAACCAGCAACTTTAAAATCACTACCAAGTGGGATGGTGCTCCTGCTGTAATCTGCGGAGAAGATCCAGAAAATGGTATGTTTTTTGTCGGCACCAAATCTGTCTTCAATAAAACCGAACCTAAGATTAACTATACCGATTATCATATTGAAGCAAACCACGGCAACTCTGCTGGTCTTGTAGAGAAACTCAAAGTAGCATTGGAGCATTTTCCTAAACTTGGTATCAAAGGGATCATTCAAGGTGACTTGTTGTTCACTGATGATGCCAAAGAGGAGAAGATTGATGGTGTAGATTATCTTACCTTCACCCCAAACACGATCACCTATGCTATCCCCAAAGGAACTGACGCATATAAAAAAGCAAAGCGAGCCAAGATCGGCGTAGTCTTCCACACTCGCTATGTTGGTTCTAGTATCGCAACTTCTAATGCCACCTTTGGAGTTGACATCAGTAAGTTTAACAAGACTGATGATGTGTTTGTAATCAGTGCTGAGGTAGATACTCTTGGTAGCAATATGATTCTCAGCGCAACTGAGAAGAGGAATCTCAACAACATGAAGAGAACTGCTCCTGTTGCTCTTCGGAATGCTGGTTCTTTCTTGAATGAAATATCTGCTCAAATTAATTCCAACGATAACTTTAGCGTTGGCACTCGTTTAAAAACTTACTTCAATACTTATGTGAGAGAAGGTAAACGTATTAGCAACGTCAACAAATTTATCAGCGACTTCAAAAATGCTTATCATGAAACCATGATGAAGGAAGTTAACAAAGTTAAGCAGGAGAAGACCAAGGCTGCTAAACTGAAGAAACTCTATGATGGTATCGAGTTCGTGGATTCCAACATCGCTGGATTCAAGGCAACGATCACCCTCTATGTTATTCTTCAGAATGCCAAGAATCTGTTTGTGAAGAAACTGGAATCTGCTGATAGCACTCGCACGTTCCTTCGCACTGATGATGGATTTAAGGTTACTGCTCCTGAAGGATTCGTGGCTATCAAGGATGGTTCTGCTACCAAGTTAGTTGACCGCCTTGAGTTCAGTCAGGCAAACTTCACGCTTCAAAAGAACTGGGTCAAGGGAAACTAAATACTAATAAAAATGTTTAAGAGAGTAGTCATTACTTTCGGTCGCTTCAATCCTCCTACCATTGGTCATGAAAAACTGA